TTGTTAAACGTGCTTGCCTCGGTATCACCTAGCAATTTAGCATCCACGCCGTAAACTCGGCATAGTGAACGTAAAATTACTTTTTGAGTATCAAGTATTGACATATCCACCGCATTCATTCCCATTTGAACCCAGCTTAACTTGGCTGGAGTAATGATAACATCACCAGCTTTGGTTGCGCCTTGGTAATTGTGGGCGTAATCCTCCTTTAGTCCTTGCGCTTGCTCTCTTGTAATGTTAACCGTTCCGTCTCCCGTTAGTATACCTCTCGCTCCCATATTTTGAAGCATAGACAAAAGCGCTTGCTTACCATCGTTTGAGGTGGTAAGGTCACGAACTGCCGAACGCAAAGGAGATGCGCCGTAAAGATGGTTAGCCGTTCCAGCTTGGTAGCTTAGATTTATATTTTTAATGTGTCCAACGTTTGCAGCGTCAATGCTATCGTATCCGTTGTAAGTCAATCGGTATTCTTTAATTGGCTGGTTTAAACCTCCGCTTATGATTTCCATATACTGCGCAGGCAAAGAATATAAGCCAATGATTGGAGCATTAGGTTGTTCCCCACGTCTAGCGCCGTAGATGTATGCGTTGCCAGTTATTAAACGGAATGCGGCAATTTCTTTTAAAAGGTTGTCCCAAGTTTGAAACTCGTTTGGCTTTTTAAATAGCTTATCAAGTTCAGGAACGCTTATTTCTTCCAAAGCCTTTATTTTAAGTCTTTCGGCTTGAAATTTTGCGCCTGAGTTGTCAAAGTTTCGGCTCATTGATTTGTAGTATTTCAAAGCCTTTTGGTCTTTTACCTCGTATACTACAATTGGAGCGGCACTTACTTTGTTAATGATTAGGTTTATAATGGCATAAAGGTCAGAGTTTAGATAAAGACCTTTTTCGATAAAGTTTTGCGTAGTTGGTGCGGTCCAAATGACGTTGTTGCCCAAATAAGGAAAAACTGCATTTAGGTAAGTAGAATCTTTTTGGTTAAAACCTAGTGCGGCTTTAATTCTATCTATGTAATTCATTCCGTTTGCTTTTTTTGTAAAAATAGGGTAATAAAATAAAAAAATGATGGCATATCCTAAACGTGCCAAAAATCTTGGCTAGAAAGCATTAATTCTGTAAATCCCCAAACCATTGCGTCCACTCGGTCAGGTGATTTGCCTTTGTCAGGTTCAAAGCTAATCATTTGATTTTCCAGCAATGGAAAACTTCCAACGTGAAAAATTTTGTGCTGCTCATAAAGTGAATAAATAGGCTCCGCCCTTACAAACTTTCCTTTGGTAGCCGTTACAAGTTTTATTCTTGCAGTCGCATTTTGCGACCTCAAAACATTTTCAACCATGTCGCCGCCTTGGTTTTTCTCTGCAACTACGCAATCAGCATTCCAATTTTTAAACGCTTGCAATGCAACTGTTGCCCATTCCGTTGGTGAATATTTACCGCTAAGGTCTTCGAGTACATATCCTTTGCCGTTTGCATCTTTGCCGCAAACAATTATACCAGTCTCATCGCTCGCCATTGATGCGGTGGTTGCTGGGTCAATTGCTACAACAATTCGCGACAATTCAGGCTTTGCGCTTACTCTTGCTCGTTCAATAATTGGTCGATTCCAAAGCAATCCCTCTGCATCGTCTAGCCATTTGCCTAAAAATAAATGCTCGTAACGGTGGAGGTTTTCTTGCTCAACTCGTTTAGCTTGGTCAATAAATGACTGGCTTAAATTCTGCTCGTTGTCTAGGTACGTGGTATGAATGTAACTGGTATCGTTGCGAGAATGCTTTACAAATCTGTTATAAATCCAATGAGATTTGTAACTAGGATTCATTACCAAAATAACTCGGTTTGGCTTGTTTACTGCACGTATAGACAAGTCTATTCGGTCAAATACATCCTCATCCATTAACTCCTCGGATTCGTCAAGAATAAAGGTTGTAACGCCAGCAATCGACTTGAGATTAGCCGTTGCCGTGCCTTGGCTAGTCTTGATTCCTCTGAATAGAATCTTTGAGCCTGTCGCCTTGTTTATAATTTCCGATTGGGTTATTTCAAAGTTGTCTGACTTATTCATCAACTCAATCTTGTCGATAAATTCAGGAATAATTGAAATAAACGCAGAGGTTAGCGTCCATCTAGTAAATAAAATCACGTGACCTTCTTGGTAGGTAAGGTTTAGCAGAAACATAGACAATGTCCACGATTTGCCGCTGCCTCGTCCGCCAGTTATAAGGTAATAACGTGTCTTAGGGACCTCTAAAAATAAAGGCTCGTATTTATCAATTATTTGGATTTTATCCATTCAATTGGTGGCGTTACTTTTTCGCCTTGAGTTGTAACATCAACCGTCTGCTTAGGCATTCCAAAGCGGTAGTTTAGCCAGCATTTAATGGCTTGTATGTCTCCGTCTTGGCATCTGTCCCAAAGCGCTTTCCAAGCTTGCTCAGGTACGGCAATAGCGTCCATTTGCTCAATGATTTTTATCTCATCGGCTTTTGGCTTTCTGCCTCCTCCTAGCCTTGCTCCTCCGTGTCCGTTGCTCATCTTGCAAAAATTTGTTTATTCAAGTAAAGATAAAAAAAAGCCTAACCAAAGTTAGACCTTATCAAATACCATTATTGTATAGCCAAACCAAGACGCATTGGTTGAAGCGTTCCTAATTGTTTGACTGTCCTTTGCATTGTGCTTAAATCCTCGGTCTACAATTTGCCCAATGATATAGTCGTTATTTGCACAATTAACGTGACCATCGCCTCCTTGACCTATTACCGCCCAGCTTATAATCAAATGCTTTTTAACGTGCTTGGTAATGTTGTCAATAAATTGCTCCTCAAATTCCTTTGGGATATGCTCACCAACTTCTAGCGACAAAACAACGTCAAACTTTTTGCCTAAATAAAACGGCTTGGACAGGTCTAGCACTTTGCCAATTCCGTTTGTTAACGTTTCTGTATTTGGGTTGCCATCGTATGCCTCCACTTTGTAACCGTCAGCTTTAAAAGCCTTTGCATAGTCACCAAGTCCACATCCAAAGTCAACAACTGTCTTGGCTTGCTTATCGGCTAAATACTGGGACAATGCAGCTGCAATGCTTAGGTCGTGAACGTGTCCTGTTTGGTCTGTTGTTTCCCAAAAACCTACCTCGTTAATTTTCATATTTTAAAATTTTAAAAAAAAGCTTGAGCAAAACCCAAGCCTTTTCATTTAACAAAAACCCAAAATAACTACATTAATATTATTGTTTGACCAGTAGGCTCGCCACTAAAATTGCAAAGCTTCCCGTTCCATTCAAATCTTACTTCTTTCTCTCTTCCTTGGTAAGATGCTGCCAATGTTCTAATCTGTCGCTGAACTATTTCCATGCTTTCAAACTTTCCCTTTCCTTTGTTTGACCAAGGGGACCATTGTCCGTCTCTTAATCTGTAACGAATCTCCAGCGAATAGTCAGGCTTTGAAATCGGGTAACCTTTAGCCATCTTTTCGCTTTATTACTACCTCCAAACCAATCTCTTCACAAATCTTGCGTAAGTTTAAAAGACTTATTGACTCCAAGCCATTCTCTACATGGTTGATTGGTGCATGACTCAATCCAATTTTCTTGCACAAATCCAGCTGGTTATAGCCAGCTTGCTTCCTTGCTTTTTTAATTAGTAACCCTTCGTAAATGCTCATTTGCTTAATCTTTACGCAAATATAGGTTTGAAATTTAATTCCAAGTTAAAACCTAGATTTTTGTTTAAAAAGGTAATAGCTGGTAAATCCCCATTTGTATAAACTCTTCTCCTTTTTTTACCAAGCACTTGCGAACGTTTAACTCAAAAACGTTTTTGTCGTCAAAGCCGTACTTTTTCTGTGCAATGTCCATCAACAACTTGACTGGGTTGTCAAGGTCACTTGCTGAGTTGCTAAAGCCAAAGAAAAACTCAACACGTAACATTTGGTTTGTGTCCAATTTTGATGCTGGCATACGCAATAGCATTGCCTTTTCGTAATCTTTGTAGGCTGGCGTTTTAAATCGTTTGCCTTGCCAAGCTAAATTTACGCTTAAAGGCTTCTCGTTTATTTTAAACTGAATCATTTGCAGCGTTCGTAAATCCATGACCAAGCCAAGGTCCACAAAGCCAGCAGCACAATAAAAAGCAGTAGGCTAGAAATCTTTAGCAGCAAAAGTAGACAGATGCCTACCAATGCCACAAAGATTGCGTACAAATCGTTTTTTTTCATTTAGAAAGGTAAGTTATCATTTTCGACAATGCGCTTCTCTGTCGGCTTGTTTACTACCTGTACAGGCTTCCAATCGTCTACCTCCAAGTAATGAGTTGCTTTGCCTTCAACTTTTTCTTGCTTTTCCTTCATTACTAGGTTTACCCATTCAGTATCGTTGGCGTTTAGGTATGCTAATAACTTTTCAAGGTCGCTTCTGCTTTGGCTAATTTTAGTCATTGTGCCAAATTTTGTTTGGATAATCTTTGCGTTTCCGCCGTAAATCTTGCTCATAATTGTTTTGGTTTAAAATAAAGTTGTTTGAATTAATGGTTGATAACTAGCGTCATATCTTTTATTATCTCCTTTCGGATAAGGATTAATATTAAACTGCTTTTTGCTCATTATTAGCTTTTTTGTTTTTTTATCAGCCAAAACATAAACATATCTATATTTAGATTCTCTTTTTACTTGATAAAGGTCATCTCCATATTTTTCTTTAAGCTTTTTGACTCTGTCAGGTTGAAAGGCAAATTCATCCATTAAAGTCCTAGAATGAAGATGTTCAAATCCTTTTAGCTTCCAATCTAATTGAGTATGACTTTCTCCAGTAAAAATAAAATTTGTTGCCTGATAAATGTAACCAGTATGACCTACTGATTTATCAGCATAAGAAACTATTATCATTGGTTTTGGCAAAAGTTTAAAAGCTTGAGATATAAAGAATGAATTTGCATTTTTATCTAAATCATCATTTGTACATAGCCTATTTAACTCATAAACTAAATCCATGTAATTTTCACCAAACAAAGACTTTTTCATTGTTAAAGGTATTGCATTGCCAAAAGTTAAAACCCCAACTAAAATCTTGTCTTTATAAAGACCAAATGAATAGGAAAATGAGGTTTTCCTTTTTAAATAATGCTTTTTTAAAAGCCATTCATTGCACAAAAAAGAGTCAATTGATTTAACTAAAAATTCATTTTTTATTGAAGTCATATTAGTTTATCTAAATCCTTGTTTTCTCTGATTGCTTGTAAAATAAACAACTTCCAAATTTTGTTCTTGGTCTTGGCTCCAACGCTGGTCTCGTCTACATATCGCACCGTCAAGCGTAACTCTTTACGCACGTCGTTCTCCATCTCCTCCACATTAAACTCCCATGGCTTTAAAATTCCTTTTTCTTGAAACTTATTAAACCAATTCATACCCCACTCTGAAATGTCTAAGCAATAACCTGTCTCTTTTGCATACTGGTAATTTTTTCTAAAAATCTGTTTACCAACCTCAATCCAATAGGCAATCTCTTCGTTGCTTGGTTCGCTTTCTTTGTTGTTTAAAGCTTGCACTTCCTGCACGATTTGGCTTTGGTGGTGCGCATAATATTGATTTATCCAAACGCTAACTGTCTTCTCGTTTACGTGGTAAAAATCTCCGTATTGCCCTCGCATTCCAGCGTGCAAGATGTAGTCAACTCTTGCCTCTGTCATCCAGCCGTAGCTTCCAAATAATTTACTGAGGCATCCAAGTAACTCGCTTGCCTCTTCCTTTTTGTATTCTTTAAACTGCTTTAGTCCGCAAACAAACTCCATCTTGCGGAGGTGCGTTAAAATTATTTCATTCATTGTTTAGGTGTTTTTGTTTTTGTAAATCCTCGTAAAGTTCGTCAAATACGTTTTTGCCTTTGCTTTCTTTTTTTGGTACTGGGTTGCCTCTTTTTACCCAATTAAAAAAATGCTCCTTCGCAAGCTTTTCGTTTTCTTTAAAATCAGCCTTTAAGATACATTCTTGTCTAAAGGTATTCAAATGGTTTTTAACTTCTGTTAAATCGGCTTTCCAGTTCATTGCTAATCCTTCAAGCCAAATGTTATTATTCCATAATTGACGAAAAATCGCATTATGTGAATCCTCATTTACTTTTGTTTCTTTTTCTTTAATTTCTTTTACTTTACTTTCCTTTAATTGCATTGCATTTGCATTGCGTTCGCTATGCGTTCGCATTGCGTTCGCATCATTATCTCGATTCCAGCGTTTCTTGGCTGATTCTCTTGCCTTTTCTGAACGTTCTTCTTTCAATTCCATACGCTTTAATAGGCTTTCAGACCAAAAATATTGCTCGTCTACTTGGAATAAATCAAAGTCGTTAATCAATTTTTTTATGCAATCTTCATGCGTTTGCAATGCGAATGCAATGCCTTTGTAATGCGTTCGCATCCGAAAGTCGCTTTCATTTCTTAGCATTTCAATAATTGCCCAAAACAACCCATACCCCTCCCAACCCATTTCCATTCTTAGCTGGAGAATCTTTGGGTCATCTTTGGCATTTGAATCGTGGGAAAAGTAATAAGCTTCTTTTTTCATATAAAATAAAAAACCCCAACAGGTGAGAGACTGTCGGGGCAGGTTAAGTTAACCTATGGAATCATTCTTGCCTCTCACCTCAGGAATGATTCGATACACAAATATAAATCTTTTCGATTTATCCAACGAGACAACGCTTCTTTAGTTGAAAATAAATGCAACCGTAAGAAAGTCCCATTTCTTGAGCAATCACTTTAATTTGCTTTCGGTCTTGCCAAGCTTCAAAGATTAACTCCTTTTGATATTCAGTTAGATTTCGTCCCCTCATTGTCATTAAGTATTTGTTCAATAGCTGATAAGCAGTCGTGAAATAGATTGCCACCTTGGTCAATCGAATTGTGGAGCCGTTCAAACAAAGTCACAAACTCGTGAAACTGCTTAATTGTTGCCTCTCCGCCGTCGTAATTTTCCAAGAACCTAAACGCCTCTGTTGACTTACGTTTTAAAGCGTTAATCATGTTTTTGTGCTTGGTCCTAAGGTCCACGTCAAATGCTTTCAGCATTGTCACATCCTCGTAGTAATCCAGCATAATTTCTTGCATCGCCAAATAAACCAAATACTTTTGAGTTGCTCGGTGATTCAGTTCCAATATTATTTCCTCTCTAGTCATTTTTTAATAATTTTTGTTCAACTAAATTCCAAGTCATATTTTTCTAATTCTTGTTTTACTTGGCTCCAAAACTCCAATGTATCTTTTTGCCAATGTGAGTCATCTAATGTTTGAACTGTTTTAATAATGTTATTAACACACGTTATTGAATTCAATACTGCGTATTCAAAATCATTATCATTTTCCATTTCATAAGTGCGAAATTGACCAATTAATTCATCTACTTTTTCTAATGGTGTCATACTAAATCCTTTATTTTAACAAGCACGCCAACGCTGGTGTTGTTGTCTCCACCTCTAACATTTGGTCTAGCTTTGCCTTCGTCTACTAATTTTTTTACAAGCATTTTAAGTTCGTCTGTTTTAATTACAATTGCTTTGAATTCTGCGATTTTATAAACCCAATAATCGGCTTGAGTTGTGGCAATGCCTGAGAGTTTACCTCGGCTTTCGTATTCAATGTAAATGTTTCCAGTTCTTGCAGACATTCGGTCTGTCTTAACCTCAAATTTGGAATTACTTACAATGTCGTGGAACCAAGTTTCTCCCTCGACAATGCCATACTCTAAGTCGTATCGAAAATCGCTATTAAACTCCACGCTTTAAAAAGTAGCGTGCAACCCTCTTTCCATTCTCCAGCGTAACCATATCGGTCACCACGTTTAAACCTTTGTCTCTAAGGTCTGCAATTCTTGCGGCTAGTCTAAAGCATCCAAACTGGTTTAAAGCTTCTAGCTGGGTCAAGGAATAGCCGTTTAAAAGCCATCCCTTGATTAGTGCGTTTTGTGAGTCGGTGTTTGTCATTAGTTCATTAATTTTTCTATCTCTAAAGTTGCATCGGTATAGACTTGACGAAATTCGTATTCATTCAAAGGCTCAATTTCATTTTTCGCCCAAAAATCTGCGTGCCATTTAATCAAATCAATTTTTATATAGGCATAAATAAACAAATCAGGTAAGTAATTAGGGTTTACAACTAGGACATCATTGTCGTTTAAAATCATGTAATGAAAGTCCATTATTTTAAAATACTTAGGCACATCCATTTGAAACTCCGTTACTTTGGTTGTTTTAATTGTGTAAAAATTCATAGGTGTTTGGTTTTATTGTTGCATTAATTTAATGCCTAGCATATAGCCAAGCGCAAAGATTGGTGACATTGCTAGGATAAAATACAAGATTTTTCCGATTACTCTAGTTGCTTTTTTCATAGGTAAGTTTGGTAAAAGTCCATTAATCGTTTTGCTCTTGACCATTCAATTGAGCCAATAACCGCCTCAGCAGAATAAAAGCAATACCAGTATTTTGCGCCTTGCTTTGTAAATGGTCCGTAATGTGTTTGATTTTCCATTGGTGTATTGTTTAAATGTTTAGCAATATTAAATATAATCTAAGAAATAAAAAAGATTTTATATTTTTTTCTCAATCATGTTTTTGGACTGTGCTACATCCAGCAACTTCTTAACCTTGCGGAATTCTATGTTTTGGTCCTCTGCTATTTCTCGGCAGCAATAGCCATAAGTTGCCAAAGTTAAAATGCGGCTCACTTGGTGGTCGCTAAGTATCTGAAAAATGTTTTCATCCATTAGCTTTCGTGGGTAAATTTCATGCAGCTTTAGCTTTGTGTAAAGTAGGTAACCCACCTTTTCTGCATCTAATCCTAGCTTTGCAGCTATCTTTTTGCGTGTAAATCCTTCGATGTACAAGCGCTTGATTTCGTCGATTATCTCTTGAGTTTCCATAGTCTTTCAAAGGTTTCGTTAAATGGTAGCTTTTCAGTTTGGTAAGTAGACTTAACGCCTCTTGGCGCTAGGTCTGCTGGGCGTTGTATCTCTTTGCCCAAATAGGTGTATTTTCTCATTTATTTACGTATGTTTCTTTGTAGTATTTTTCTGAATCACTATTTCTACATCCAACATCCCAAACTCCTCTATCATAAGCATCTATTATCTGCTTCTTTTCCATTTTTTTGGCTTTCTTAAAAACCTTTACATTATTAGTAAAATCTTTTTCAATAAAAGGATTCATCATTAAATTATCTTCTAACCATTCTACTGCCGTCTTATATTTCATTTGATTTGAAGGTTAAAGTTTTCGATAATTCTAGCGCCAGTAATATTCTCGCCTCTTTTGATAGCTTCCTTGATTGCTACCTTGTCAGCAGTTACCACGTTTTTAACATTTACAAACTGGCTAGGCAAAGCCTCCACAATGTCAACCTCCACGGCTTCGCTACGGCGTAAACTAAGCTTAAATAAAGGACTTTCTATTTTGTCGATAGCACTTACCAGCATTGCCTCTCTGAGCGCATCCTTGAGCCTTGAAATGGCTCGCTCCTTACTGTCCTTCATTGCCTTGAGTCTTTTAATCTCTTGGTCGATTGCATCGGAATCGCTTTGGATGTTTGCAATTACCTTGGCGTAGTTGCCAGCCTTGGCTTGGAGTTGCTCTTGGTTAATTACCAGCATTTGCTCTAGTTCGGGAGTCAACTCTTCGGTTTCCAATAGGGAGGCTAACTCTAGCGCCTCCCTTGTTATTTCATATAAATTTGCCATTATAGTAATCCGTCTAAGGTGTCCTTTTGGTCTTGTGTTAATTCGTATTTAGTCAAAGCATCTTTGGCTTGCTTGCGCTGGGCATCGGTCCCGTTTAGGTAGCGAACGATGTAGGCAAATTGCTCTTCTGTTGGCTTGGTTTTTACAACCGCTGGCACTTGGCGCACTGGTCTAGTTGCAGCCTCTCCATCGTCATCGCTAATTGCCAAGTTTAAAATGCTTGTAATGGCGTAACGTCTTGCGTAACTAATTGCAGAGCCTTGCGCTTGTGGGTCGTTCTGTCTAACCACTTGCAAGGTGTAGGTTGCCGAAATGTACTCGCCACTCTCAGCGTGAATTAGCATCGTGGTAAGTCCGTCGCCGTTTGGAAACTGGCTAAGGATTAAACCAGCCTTTTCTAGCGGTTCGCTAACCTCGGTAATGATGTGAGGCAAGCTGGCATAATTAGATTTGAAAAATGGGTTTTTAGCATCTTTGCTAATTTTCCCAACCATCGCATGGAACTTGGCAAGTCCTTGCGTTAGGTTTTGGATACTCTGTGATTTTTCCATAGGTGTTTGTTTGTTTAAAGGTTGCGTTCAATGTTTAGTACTACTTCGTAAATGAGGGAGTTGGTATGTGTCACCTCATCCCAGCCGTTGGTCTCTTCGTTAAACTTGGTAATGGATTTGGTTGTCTCAATCTCAACCTCAACCTCAGAGTCGCCGCAGTAATCCCAGTCGGCTTCCTCGCCGCATTGCTTGACCTCGTAATGACCAGTCCAGCAGTACTCCTCGCCTTCGTAAAAGAATAGCACCTCTTGGTCGAGGTACATTTGAGAATCGTTGAATAGTTTTCCCATAGGTGTAGAAATTATGCCCCCTTTCGGGGGCGTGTATTTATTTTTTAGAATTTGTTTTTTTTAATGTCAAGTAGCAACTTTTAAGGTTTTTAAGTGAAAAATAAATTGAACATTTGCCAGGTCGAACACATTCTACAACATTCAATTTATTTTCTTGCATAAATGGAATTATTATTTCGTAAGCATTTTGAAATTCTTGGCAAGCCTCTTTTAATGAGGTTGAAATTTGAAATTCCATTTTTTGACCATTTTCAAATTGAAATACTTCTAATGTGTAATTTTTCATGATTTTAGTTGTTTTGGTTGTTGTTGTTGTTGTTTGATGAATCAAATATCTAACAAAAAAATTAGATTCCAAAATATTTCTAACTTTTTTTTTAACAAAAAGCGATATTTTTTTTCCTTCTCGTTTTTTATGCTTTTAACTTGCGTATGGAAGAGGCACAAATCATTAACCCGTTTGGCTACCTAAGCGCAACCAAGGTGCTAGATGAGAACCGAAAGCCAGTAGACTGGTGGATGCAATATTTGGAGTTTAACCAAGCCGTTGCAGAGAACGAATTTTATATTCTGTTTGCCGATGGCTTACTTGTTAAAAAAGGAAAATCTAAATTTAAGACCTCTCAATATGTTAAAGGCGAAAAGTACGTGGACTTTAAGACGTTTTACCAACAAGCGAAACTTGAAAAAGATTCCAGCGATGCTTGGGTTTTGTATGGTGACAATTTGCCTTATTAAATGGTGGCTTGAATTTATAAAAATACATGGATAAGAATTTTTTTGCCGTACAAGTTACGGTTGTACTTGAGGAAATACGGGATTTGCTAATTGCTAAAAATCAAAAGTACGGCAACTCAGCGCTGGAACCCCTTGGAGTATTTAGTCAGTTGTCCGCAAAAGAAGGACTACTGGTCAGGATTGATGACAAGCTAAAACGAATTAAGAACGGAAGCTTAGAACGAGACGACGAGGATGTTATAAACGATTTGATTGGTTACTTGGTATTGCTAAAGATTCTTGGAAATGAAGAGTCAAAATATGACGAGTTAGATGGCTCTCATAAATGGGGAAAGATTGACAAAACAAGTTTTCCTGATTCTTTTATAGGAGTAAATGTGTAATATATTGCACAATAACCTCTGTTTTTATATGCAATGTCGTATAAATCAGACAAAAGTGAATTAAAACGCTTAAATGCATATAATATGCCTGATATCGCAAAATGCCTGGGGACAGGTTGTCCCTACAAAGAAACTTGTTACCGCTATACTGCAAAGCCTAGTGATTGGCAAAGCTATTTTTCTGTTCCTCCAATTAAAGATGGTAAATGTGATATGTATTGGGGAGATAATGCAGAAGCTATTTTTAACCAGCTCAAAGAAATTGTCAAGCCTAAATAAGTAAATCGGAAAATATCCGAATAACAACCTATAAGTTCACAGATTGGGAACTTTTGTTAACCTTTAGAACAACTTTTTTGCAACGCCTATTTGATGAATTCTTTGCATAGGCTGAAATTGGTAGCTAAATAAATATTTGTTGTCCAAGTAGGCAACTGATGCGCTAGGCTCTAGCAATGAATTGACACCACCACCCAAGTAAATTCCTTTCGGTTTTTGTACAATTGTTCGAGTTTCTGTGTTCGTAATTGTGTTGGTTACTACTGGCAATTTATAATCGTTTGTAGCGGTCATTTTAAGCACCTCTCCAAGGACTTCACCGCTTATGCTTGTACTTCCATGCTCAAATGGAAAAGACGCCGTAAATTGGCTAATTTGTGGCTTAAAATCGATTAGGATTGTATCCCTTACAACTTCTGTTTTTATCTTGGTTTTAGGAATGTAAACCGTCTCCAATTTGTCGACAAACAAAGTGTCCGTTTTTGTCACGGTTTCAAACTTATAGACAGTCTCTTGCTCTTGTCTTGGGTAAAACACAAATGTTAAGATTACCCCTCCAAGAAAAGCTAAGATTGCGATTTGTATTCTTTGGTCCATTATTTGTCTAAGTCAATATTTTCCTCGTAAAGTAAAGTCCTTAGCTGGTCACGACAAGCTTGGTAAACTTGGTGCTGGTCATCGTTTAGGTCTTCGTATTTAATCTTAGAGCGCAACCATTGGTCAAACTCATTTAAAACGCAATGCATTGCGCTTGCATTTACCGCCATATACCATCCATGTTGGTCCTCAGGCAATTCAAATATTAGCTTGGCTTTCATAACGGAAATTTACAAGAATCGACTAGCAACTCAAAAGTATCACTTTCTTTAGTTCTTATTCGTCTGCCATCTAGATTTAAAATTCTACCTCCAGTTGGCTTAATTGGAGCGCCTCTTTCAATATGCCAGCCTCCAAAGCCGTCTTCATACTCTTCCTTATAAGCGCCAGTAATAGCTAGGTGAATTTGCTTTTGTACTAACTCATGGCAATGCTTTCCTGTGTTATATTGAACCGCATCCCTAACGTCGTTTCTGCTGGAGTTCTCGTGAATATGTCCCATAACAAAAATGTCCATGTTTTCATACATTTCAAGCGCACGAGTTAAGTTAATCGCTCCCTTAGTTACGACTCCACCGCCTCCGCTTCCATGAAAGTATTTTAGCATCTTCGTCATAAA